TCATGCTGTTATCAACCTTAGTTTTATGTTTTCTGACCTTTCATTTTGTGTCTGTGTCAAAATTGTGACTTGTTCGCTATATTTGCTTAAATGCTCACCACTTAGGTGGGCATATTTTTTAACCATCTCCAAGGTTTCCCAACCTCCCATTTCTTTAAGCGCCATAAGCGGAGTTCCTCTTTGAACATGCCAGCTAGCCCATGTATGCCTTAGGTCATGAAATGTAAAATCAGCCAATCCTGTTCTCTTTATGGCTCTACTAAAGTCCTCTCTGCTATATACTATCTTTCTATTTCCATTATTGGTGAAAATCAAATCATATAACCTTGGGATTGACCTTAATAGTGATACCGCTTCGTCATTTAATGGCACAGGCCTGGCTTTCTTTGATTTCGCATTATCTGCTGTTACATAAGCTAGTTTTCTATCTAGGTCTACATTTTTCCACGTAAGAGAAAGAAGCTCGCCTTTCCTCATCCCTGTAAGAAGAGCTAGTGAAACTAATTGCTTCATCCACTCAAGATTTAGGTTGTTAATTAATTCCTGAGCTTGCTCTAATTCTAGCCATCTAACCCTTATGATTGGTTCTCTCATTCTTGGGGTGAAATTTTGCGATTTAATCCAGCCCATTTTATACGCCAAAGAGAACGCCCTCATGATAAATGATCTGTACCTATTTTTTGTTGCGTTAGTTAATTTACATTTGGTTATCGGGCTATAATCAGGTAAAGAATTTGCAATATCTTCATTAGTTATAGATGATAATTTTCTACCTCCGAATACAGTAATAAAATATTTAGCGTATGTTTGTTTTATTTTATATGATGCCTGCCCTTGAGAATCCCTAAGAACCAGCACAATGATATCTTCAAATATTCTATCAACTTGTTTTCCTAGCCTTTCCTGTTGCCACAGGTCGTGCTTTAGTTTATCGTGATATTCTTGTGCTTTTGTTTTGTCTGAGGTGCCAGTAGAGCGTCTAATTCTCTCGCCAGTTGGGGAGGATACATCGACCCAATATTTTTTCCCTCTTTTGTAGATCGGCATTTTGAATTTCTCCTGCCACCGACCACAGCCAGCCGGTAAACATTATTGTCATTAAGCTGCGCCTGTTCAAACTTTTTCAGGCTTTCCTTGTTAGCTCGCCATGAACCACCTACACGAAACATAAAAAACTTAGCTGGGTTTCTGTAGATGGTCGATGGTGAGAGTTTCAGCTTCCTTGCATACTCTTTCAAAGTTAAGTAGTCGTCATCCATGCCTCTCTTCCTTTTGTAATTTACGTAGGTAATGCGATGCTATCCATTCTTCCGTTTATATTGTTCATGGTCATCACCACAATCTTTACTGCAATATGCGCTATTAGGTGCAACTGGTTCTTCATGACACCAAATACACATTCCGTTATATGATTTAATTGCTGGTGGTCTATTGGATAATGAAGCTTGAATATGTAATTGCTCTATTTCGCTTGCTGAGTCGATAATATCCATAATTTACCTATGCTATTTTCCATTTATTTAATATTTGACTGCCGATATTAATTATTAAACTCTATATCCTTTAACTGATATATTTTCGTTTTTCTTTCTTATTATCCAAACTTGCATGTTATTATGAGAGTAAGCGCACTCTTTATATTGAAGGTCAATAAAATTAGATAAACACCAATGTGAGTATGCAATCAATTCAACATCATCTTTATTTTTAACTGTTGTTGTTATTCTCATTATCCACATCCTTTACTTTAAATTTAATATCTAAATTTTTATTTATCGATATTCTTAAACACGTTTTATCGTGATAATAAGAAAGTAAAGCTTCTTCTTTTTGCAGGTCTATTGATGTTTCAAATCCTAGATATCTTAAATATCTAATTCGATACCAGCTATCACCAATCTTAATTACATCATTCGGATTTAATTCGCTTACTGGTTTATTCATTGATTAACTCCAGCTCATCTGCATCAAAACATTCATATACTTCTGGATTGTTTTTAATGCATGCATATAAAGGCGATTTTTCCCCAACTACATTAACGATATTGATAATCTCTAGGTTATCTCCCACATTAAAAACTCCAGTATAATTATGTGGATTTTTTATATATTTAACCTTGTCACCGACTTTAAATTTCATTATTCATCCACTAATATTTCATTAATAGTATTTCTGATATCAATTAAGTCTTGTTTTGTAACCTCCATATTCCAAGATGGAGTATTTAAAATAAAACAATCCTTTATTGTAGGTTCAATTTCAATACAATCTCTATAGTTTTCTAATCCAGCATAATATTTATCTTTCATTCCACACCTCACCACAAATAATATTTAAATCCCTCACTGACATTAAATATTCAGCACGTTTATTGCATTCCGATTGTGTATAGATATCTTCCGTTATAGGTACAGCAGAACCCTGTATTATCATGAGTAATGCATATCCGATTATTTGCATGGTTATTTAATCTAAACGGTAGAGTGGGATTACTTTAAATGGTGAGCCATGAGATTGAAAATGAATATCTATATTTTCAGATGTAACTGCATCAGTAGTGAATTGCATTTTATCATCATGAAATACAGGGTACATCCAAGCAGCAGGCTCCAAATTATTAATTAAACTCTCGCGTGATGCTTGCCACGTAATCCACATTAAATCAATGTCACGGTCAGCGTAATTTAATCCGTTATTGGCTGTTTCGAATTTATTATTTATTTCCGTATCATCCATGTAAAATTTAATAAACTCTTCAAATTGCTGTCTTGTTTTATTCATCACTCCACCTTATTTGCTGAAAAGACTGGGTCATACTCACGCTCAACTTCAAAAGTGCCAAGATATTGGTCGTCAATCCACAGCATGAATAACAACGGCCATCTATCTTCCCATCCGTCGCAGTCAGCGTGATAATATTCTGCGCATGCTTCAATGCATGAATCTAGGTCATCATCAGCACTGAAGTTATGATCATCTGGTAATTCATAGCGGAGATTATTAGTAATTTCTGATGGATTTTCGTCTTTACTGTTTGCTGTATAAAATTGAACTATTGCCATTATTCATTCCTCTTCATTGCATCCCTGCGAGTTACACTTGATTACCGTCTCTGCATCTTCAATGGTGTCGAATAGACCAGCCTCATATCCACAATTAAGGCATTGAATTATGAAACCATATGTATTTGACGTTTGATCATGAGATTGGATTATTTTTGTTTCATCTCCGCAGTCGTGGCATTGATACTGTTTTCCTTTCATATCTATCTCCTGTTTGCATCCTTGCACTGAGCTCTAATTCCAATTAGAGATTTCTTCTTCGATTAAGTCGTCTATTTCGTCGTTAGTAGCTTCTTCATTGAGAAACAAATGTGCTTCGGTAATATATTTTTCTCTGTTCTCATCAAAGAATTTTGAAAATTCAGGTGACCATCCGTGATATTCCCCATCAAAATCAAATTTGGCATTATTAAAAGCCATATCTTCAATCATTGCATCGGCAGTAATAACACCAGATTCACGACAGAATCCCTTCAAGTCGCGCTTTCTGAAATAAGATGAAACCTTTGAGTCGCAAATATCTTTAAATCGTAATTTCCAACGACGAATACAGCGTCCATGTAAAGTTTTCATGGTTATATCCTTTGGTTAAACGGGTAGGGTGGTCAAAACGGAATGTCGCCTGAGAAGTCCATCGGTGGTTCGTTTTGTGGTGCTTGCGGTTGCTGTGCTGGTTGTTGTGGCTTCTTGCTTCCTACCTGATTACCACCGTTACTGCCTAACATCTGCATCGAACCGCCGATATTAACCACCACTTCCGTTGTGTATCGGTCTTGCCCGCTTTGGTCTTGCCATTTACGAGTTTGAAGAGAGCCTTCGATATATACCTGACTTCCTTTTCTCAGATATTCACCTGCAATCTCAGCTAATTTTCCAAAGATACACACGCGATGCCACTCAGTTTTTTCCTTCATCTCTCCAGTCTGCTTATCACGCCACGATTCCGATGTGGCTAATGTGAGATTAGCTACTGCGCCACCACTCGGCATATAACGGATTTCAGGGTCTTGCCCTAAGTGACCAATGAGAATACATTTATTCACGCCTTTACTTGCCATTACGCCGCTTCCTTAAGTTCTTTAATCCGAATGCCCGTTACGTGTTCACATTCCTTTTGTGATTCAGTACCAGCCAATGCATTCCATGCTTTTTTATACTCATCCATGATTTGTGACTGATTCGTTGCTGTGCCAAGGAAGTTAGTGTAATCAGCTAATATCTGCTCTGCCGTCCGTGGCGCTACATTATGAACTTCCGCATCTGCATCAATTGCTGTTTCTTCTGTTGGAATACAAAACGCCTGAAATGCGGCATATTTATATGCAATAGACATGGCTTTGTTTGTGGCTTTATCTCCGCTATCCATAGCCTCACCATAAGTCACCACCGTGTGCTTACTGCCATCTTCCGTGGCAACAAAATCAAATTCAGCTTTAACCACAACGTAGAATAACTGACCACCTCTTTGCGTTTGCCTTTCCGTGACTGTGCGTTCAATGATCCGTGGAAGAATAAGCAATCCATGCTTAACCAAAGCCGGAGCAAGAGCGTTATATACCGCATCAATTCCTCTGAACATAAACCCTTGCTGTTGGTTTTTACTTCCTTTCTTTATTCCTGTTTCAGCCATTTCCTTGGCAACATTGCTAATCGCTTTGTATACATCACTCATCTTTTTTCTCCAGCCAGTATTTAATTGAAAACTCAACATCTGGATCTAAATCAGACTGACTCAGTAACCAACTCAAATAACCTGTGTTTTCTTGCTTAATTTCGGTGAATGTCATTCCTTTGTACTTACCGAAACGTAACTTACTTAATAGTGATGGCTGACTTGTTATTTCTAACATTTCCTTATCCGACCACCCTGAATCATCCTTGATTCGTTTGAATAATGACGCTGTCACAATGCAGTCATATAGTGCTCTGTGAGCGTGTAAACCATCTGGCACATGAACATCCAGTTTCAGTGCGTAACGTAGATATTGATTACTGTGACTCTCTAATTCTGGGTATAAGCGTCTCGCCAGCTTTAACGTGCAAAGAAACGGAACATCCATTTCCGGCATCATCCGTTTATCGAACTCTGCGTTATGTGCAACTAGATAATCAGAACCCTTGTAATTACCTATAACGTCATCAATGAGCGGAGAATCAACAACCATCTCATCAGTGATGTGATGAATAGCCATAGCGCTTATTGAGATTGGTTTCTGTGGGTTTACAAAGTGGGATTTCTGAGATGTGTAATCAATTTGATTGTTGTTAATGTCGATACTTGCAATCTCAACTATTCCACTGTCAAAATCACAAGTCTCTGTATCTACTACTCGATATGTCATATTAATCTCCCAAATACTGACCAGGTCGGTGATCACTTCCGTAGTAATCAATTTCAACCTTATCCCCAGATACAGAATTCCTTTCTGCATCACGTATTGCTTGAATGTGCGGTGGTAGAGGAGGGTGATTTTTCGATGCGTCCAAGTTCATGTGCAGCAGTTCCATTGCAAGTCGCTTTTCCCTATCTGGCACACATATATTTGGTAAATGACCGTCAATCATCGCAATTGCTTGAGCGAGAGCTTCTTCTCTATTTTTCTCTAGCTGTGATGTTAATCGAGGGTATTTTTTTGTTGGGTAAGAATTAGAAACGTTCATTGAAAATCTCCTGCAAATTCCCTTGTCGGCGCTGGCAATCCTTGCCTTCCTAATACTTCCCTTTGATATTCGATTTCCTTATCTTCCTTTTCCTGTATTTCTTTACGCTTCCTGCGTAATTCTTCTAACCATTGAAGATTATCTTTCACGCAACCCTCCTTAGCTTGGAAGCTCGTAATACCCTGTTAATAAAGGCTTCCTTTCCTATCGCTATCGCATTGATAATCCGTTCAAGCGATTCATCGTCACAATCGAGTACATATTCCATTGCCTCTACTGGGTCGATTTCCGTTAATTTAGCCAACTCAGAGAAACTTCCTGTTTCAATACTAAGCTTGCTACTTTCGTCAAACTCCATGACTGTTTTATCGTGTATTACTCGCGTTCCGTTCGAGTAGCTGAAGGATATTTTTTTCATAAATACTCCCGATAGCTTTCTTTGAGTAATTCCATAGCTAACCACCAGATATCTTCACATTTCTGGCGAATAGCGACCTGCGCCTGAGCTTGCGCCAGACGGAAAATATCTTGATTAATGCTCATGGTTTACCTTGCGATAATTAAGCCTAAAGAGATAATTACAAAGAGAAGTAGGGCGCTGAATATAGCGTCTATGTTCATGCGAAATTCTCACTATTGAGATAGCGATTGTTATTTGGTTTCTCTGGTGTTGGTGCGGTGGGTTACTGCTGAGCGAGGGTTGCCATACTCCCTCCGTTATTAACTAAATACGATGCTAGTTGCTGTTTGATAGGTCGTAAAACACGCCGTAGGTTATCTCTTCAAAGCAATCTGGAATGCTTGGTTGCTTATCCATGCCTCTTTCATGGTTTGGTATGGCGCAAATAAGAAAGCTTTTATCGTCTTGTGGATACCCGACAATCGTCTCTAGCATTTGCATTCCAGCACCACTGCCATGTTTGCTTATAGTGCAACATTGAATATCGAACTTATTGATGATGTAGTCTTTAAAGCATGGTAAATCTTTGAGCTTCTTATTGAGTTCATCTTTCGTTGCGTCTAACGTGGCGTTAAACTCTTTACCTTTCTTCGAGTTAGCTTTCGCTCGAATAACTTTTAACTCACTAGTTTGCTGAGATTCCTTAACTGCAAAATCAAATTCTTTATCTACGGCAAAAGCAAATGCTCTAATTGTCGTACCATTTTCCCCCCATGAATTACTAAAGCTAACGCCTTTACCCCCAACGCTTTCAATGGCCTCCTTGAGGAGTTCATGCCGTTTAGCTTGGATTTCATCAGTTTCTTTCATAATTTGCTCGGTGGCTTCTTTGCTAATTTTATAAAATCGATAATCCCTTGGTTCCATCTCTATCTCCTATCTATTAATCAACTCACCACAGCCCACTGAATGGACTGTAATTAGTTAACTGTGTCTAATTTAGGTAATAAAAAACCCCGCAGTTGCGAGGTCTTATAAATGGAAGTTATTTGCTGGGTAATTTACTTAACAAGTTGAAGGTTTGCTTGATATTTTCTTGTGGCATTTCCATCTCCCTTAATAGCTTCCATGAAAAATCCGTTATCAAAAGTAAATGCTCTCATTTCATCTACTGGTATATGTAGTTGATTAAGAACTTCCATTGGTTTAACACCAGAGCTTCTTAATGCTGAAAATACTTTATCAATAATTATTGATTTTTCTCTTGATTCAATGCCTTCTGGCTCAGAGGTTCTAAAACCTCTTTTACTAAGTTCTATACATAATTGCCTATGGTGCCATTCTGTGGATATCCCTAAATCAAAAGTCCTCCTAACTAAGGCTGCTAAGGATACTTTCCAATGTTTCTTTAGCTGAATTAATTGATCTAAAGAAGGCATAAATGGAATGATGGATTTAACGCTTTTTTCTGGCATTAAAAATGCTGAAGCAAACCTATCAGCGTCAACTTCCGCTTCTCTTCCGTTATTACTAGAATGCTTATGCAGAACTAGATGACCCAATTCATGGGCTGCGTCAAATCTACTTCTTTCTGGTGACTTCATGGTATTTAGTAGAACAAATGGCTTTTCGTTCATCCAAAATGAGAATGCATCCACTTCCTTGCAATTTTCAGCTAAAGAAAAAACTCTGACGCCGTTCATTTCTAACAGATGTACCATATTAGATATAGATAACTCTCCAATCATCCAATGCTCTCTAAGGGACATGGCTGCATCTTCTGGGCTGCATGTCGAGTCGAAGCTATAATCTGGTATATTTGGGGTTGGTAATTTAAATTTTGTCTCCATCCATTCAGTTATATCCTGAACTAGTACGCCAGCGCTTATGGCTGCGTTCTTTTTTTGTGCACTAAGTTTTGACATTGCTCTAAAGCTCACTGCTGAGTCTTCTAAGTCATGTCTGTTTTCACGCTCAAAAAATGACACTGGATAACCTAGCGCTACTGCTATTTTATTAATACTTTCATTTGCTACTTGCTCAAACTCACCAGATCTTTCATAGTTTTCATAAGTTGAAATTGTTCTACTTGTTAATCCAGTTTTTTCGGCCAATGCTTTTTGAGTTAAGCCCCGCCTTTCTCTTGCTAAGCGTAATCGTTCTGAATTAAGCATGATTCATAGTTAACCTGTTTTTAAAATATCGATATCAATCTCAGGCGTGAATTCGGGCTCCATCCCAAGATTAGTAATAGGATCTATTGGTTTAGTGTTGAGAATTAATCTTGTTGAAAAACCATTTATGAAGTTTTTTGAGTTGTGTGTGGTCGCTTTTGATAGCTCAGCTTTTACTTCCCACTGAAATTCACTTACTTGATAGACGTAATGCAAAAGACACCAAATGTCTAATTCATTTTCTTCGTCTTTTTTTTCGTCAATGACTGGAAAATTGAAGGCTATTTGATTGTCTTCATAATCTAGTTGAATTTGATTTAGGTTATTATCAAGAGATAAACCTAAAACATCTAAAGTCCATTCACCTTTTGCATTTTTTGATTGTGGGTAAGCATTTACAATGCCAGTATGTTCATTTCCACTACAAACGTAGATCGCAATCTTTCCATTCTCAGTTAACTCAAGGCCTTGACTGTATCGGCTTTTAAAGCCTTTATGCCTTAAAATATCTCTTGCAGAGCGTACAGCTTCTTGAAAAAAGAGGGTTCCTCTTGCATTCTTTACATCGTCACTTGTGGCAGATAGAAGTTTGCTTAATGCTTTAGATAAGATTAGGCATAATTCATCCTGAGTTAAATCAAGATGGTTTAAATGATAATCAACTTCACTTGTTTCGTGGAGGGTTAGTTTCTCAACTACATTCTCAGTATTATTCATATAATGTCCCTATTGTGATTTCCTGTTTTTATACCTCATTTGAGGAGGGAAAACAAGAAATATCAACTTCGGACTAAATAATCTTACCTCCTATTAATATTATTCTTGACCCATCCGTGGGCTTTACCTCGCCGTCACCCCGAACTCACGGCTCGGCTGTTTTGTTTTAACTCCTGAAAATACTGCTACATTAGGTAAGCAACAGTTATCTACCGATGGTTGGTATTTAGGTTCAATATTTCTAGTGACTGGTATATGACTTAATGACAGTGTTTTTTCTACTGGTGTAAGTCTTTTCTCCTGAGGAAATACTGATTCTAATTTCAATTCAATATTCTTTTTTGCAATAGCTTCTGCTCTCCGTCTGGCGTGACGTCTATTTGCAGATACTCCACGTAAAAACTCAGGCTTGCGTGACTTTTTGACTGTAATAGTTGCCATGTATCCTCCAAACAGTTGGCTTTTGTGAGCACAGGGATCGAAACCATGTTATTTCTGTTTATACATGGGATGTTCTCCATGTCGGGGCAAATCTCCCTATGGTGGGGGTGAATACCCTGTGCTCATTAAAACCTTCTGAGAAGGTTGACGCTTTATCAGCGTCACCGTTCTGATAGCTAATACACAGCTCGCCATCATCGTTGTTAAAGAACATCAACGTGCTGTGTTCCGTTGATGGATAGTATATTCACAAATTGTGATTTTAATGTCAACCACAAAATGTGTTTATTTGTTTGTTTTTAAATTAAGTTGATGATTTGAAATATAAAATAAATGACAAATAAACACGAAATGTGTTGCTGGTCACATAAGATTGGAATGCAGATCACTTCTTTGGAGGGGAGAGGGCACAAAAAAGCCCTCGTGGGGAGGGCTGGGGTTAGTGTTTATTTGGTAGCTCAGGTCTTCTCACTGCTTCAAGAAGTTCATTTATATTATTAAATTTCTTGCGTTTAAGGTATCCGGGTAGGTTTTCTATTGAGTAATTAGCATATAGCCATTTTCTAAATAAACCCAACGCTTCAATTGGATAAATCCATGGCTTTACAAAACTATTAGCAATGGACTGTCTATAATTACCAGGGAATGTGTGATCATATCGCACTCTTGGCCCATACTTTTTTTCTAATCCATTATCTTCCCAGTAGCGTCCCCATATCTGTCCAACGCTATTGTCAGGCATTGTTGTATCATCAATAGGAAGCCCTCCATTAATGAGGTGTATGATTAAATCGGCTACTTCTCTAAATACTGAAAAATAATTAGCTGGAAGTTGGTCGTTAAGCATCACCCTTTCTTGGTAGCTAATGAATGATGGATTGAGTTGTTGTTGTGGGTTATATCCAGTCTTCTCATAGATAAATCTAGTGAATGAGTCTCTAGCTAAAATTCTATAGTTTTCTCTGGCTTTGTTTTGATTGCCTGTGCCGGTTGCATCAAGGGCGTAATATTCAAGTATCGCCATACATACAGAGCCAGTATATGCGTGATTTTCACCACCAACACCCCAGATTCTAACTATTAAATCTTTATTTGTATAACCCTGAGCAACTAATGATTCCTGTATCTTTCTTCCTCTAGGTCGGTGTTTCTCCATCTGCCAGTTTGATGCAAGTCCTTGTATGACCGATGGCGCAACACCGCACATCATGGCTAAGCCTCGCATAGTTAAATAGGGTGTTCCATCGCTTAACACACCCATTTGGATACCTTCAATCTCAGCTTCTTTTACTGGTCTAAGTGGTAAATTTAACTGATCACCACTTGACGGTAAATTACCTCTATTCAATTGATTCTCCTAGTTATTTTATGTTCTCCAAATGGGTGTTCCCCACACCCTAAAACGTGTCGTCAGGCCATTGTGACTTGATTACCTTACCTATGATTGTGCAGTTCCCGTTAATAGGGATCAGCTCAAAACGGGGGTTTAATGGCTCTAGATATGATGTCCCACCATCTCTAATCAATCGCTTGAATGTGAACTCATCATTTAGCAAACGAGCAACACAGAAATCTCCGAACTCTACCTCTTCCTCTGGATCAACCAAGATAAGCATTCCTTCAGGAAAACTTGGTTTACCTCCTGGTGGTGCTGTCATAGATTGCCCCTCAACCTCTAACCAGAAGGCGCGCTCACTAGCTTTCTTAGCTGTTGGTATCCACGACACAGCATCTTTCTGAGTGTATGAGTTAAATTCTGTTGAGAAAGCGCCAGCTTGTACCTTTGTGAATAGAGGGTATTCATAATTCTTGATCACTTGATCACTTTGACTGCCAAACATTAATTCAGCAGGTGATATACCAAGGGCTTCACTTATAACAATTGCATCATCAGCGCTAATCTTACGCTCTCCAAGCTCATAGTTTCCTATTCTGGACGCAGCAGAGTAGCCACACAATTTAGCTAATTGAGCTTGACTTAACCCTCTTGATTCACGAATGGATTTTAACCTTTCGCCAATAACTTCATTTACTTTTTTCATGTATACCTTTTAACACAAACCGTGATAAATGTATTTAAACGTTTTGTGATTGACAGTTAATCACATATTGTGTGTAATAGGGGTATAAACAAGGAGGATACACACATGAATAACATCGCAGAACAGCGAAAAAAATTGGGAATTTCTCAAGCTGTTTTAGCTTCATCAATAGGGTGGGGGCAGTCACGCATTGCCAACTATGAGTTAAATATTAGAACTCCTAGCTTAAATGACTGCCGAGCCATTGTTGAAGCATTACAAAAATTAGGGGCAAATTGTTCTTTAGACGACGTTTTTCCTCCAAAAGTAGCTTAATTTCACCACGTTCTTTAACAACCGCAGGATTTTTGACTGCTACGGAGTCGCTGATAAAGCGACAGATTTACCCACTAAATAACAATCCGCTCATATGGAATGAGCCACGGATCATTACTGCTGTTCCCAATATGGGAAGTAATCACATAACGGAGTATGAACAATGGAATACACAAAAACACGCAAACAATTCATTTCAAATCACTTGATGGCTTCAGCATTACAAGCATTGAGAAGTAAGACTCAATCGGTAGTGGCTAAAACATTAGGTGTTCATGACTCAACTATCCTGCGCAGAACAGAAAAATATCCTGAAATATGCGAGACATTAGTCGCATCGGGAATAGTCGATTTTGTGATGGAGGGAGAGAGAAAAATATCAGAGGAAGAATATCGCTTTTTGTGGAAACAAATAGGTGAGCTTTCACAGATGAGAACAAAAGAAAACGCCCCGATTGTTGTAGCAACCGAGGCGCATTAATAAATGGACTTAACCATTTAACTTAACAAATATACTGTATCAATAACCAGTATTAAAGGGAAGCTGATTTTGAGCTTTCCTTTGGTCATTAATAAATCAATGAGGTCATTATGAATCAATTGAATAACTTAGTAAATACTGGCGAACCAACGATGAGTAGTTTAGAAATTTCAGAGTTGGTTGAGTCAAGGCATGACAAAGTTAAACAATCAATCGAACGCCTTGCAAAACGAGGTGTTATCAAACTCCCCCCAATGGGGGAAGTTAAAAATCACTTAAACCAAACAGTTTCTGTATATCAAGTAAACAAGAGAGATAGTTACGTTATCGTTGCTCAGTTATCACCTGAATTCACAGCAAGACTAGTTGATAGATGGCAAGAGCTAGAATCAAAACAGTCTTTCATTCCTCAATCCTTACCAGAAGCATTGCGCCTCGCCGCTGACTTAGCAGAGCAAAAGCAAATTGCAGAACAGAAATTAGCAATCGCAGCGCCTAAAGCTGAATTTGTTGATCGCTATGTTCAAGCAACTGGCTTACTGGGTTTTAGAGAGACAAGCAAATTATTAAAAGTGAAAGAGAACTTCTTTAGAGAGTTTCTACTTTCAAAACGAATTATGTACAAACTGGCTGGAAAATTAACACCTTATTCAGAGCACCTTGAAGCAGGACGTTTTGATGTAAAAACAGGTGAGAATCAAATCAACGGTCACGCTTACATACAAGTTAAATTCACACCCAAAGGAATTCAGTGGATCGCTGGGTTACTAGCTAGAGAGCAATTGGAGGCAGCATGAGCATGATATTAATGGCAAAAGCCATGCAGTTAAAAGTAGGTAATCCATCAAGAAAGCTCGTATTAATAAAATTAGCTGATAATGCCAACGATAAAGGCGAGTGCTTCCCATCTTATCAGCATGTAGCAGATCAGTGTGAAATTAGCAGAAGAAGCGTTATCAATCATATTGATGCGTTATGTGAACAAGGCTTGGTAAGAAAGGTTTACAGAAGCGGTGAAAAAGGTAATTCATCGAATATTTATATACTCAACTTAGATGGTGCAAAAACTTCACCCCATAGTGAAAAATCTGCACCAGAGGTAGTGAAACAGTTTCACCAACCTAGTGAAAAATCTGCACCATATAGTGAAAATATTGCACCAGCCCCTAGTGAAAAATCTGCACCCAGAACCAGTCACTCTTTTGAACCAGTCAATGAACCTATCATTGAACCTAACACCCAAGCCGAAAACACGGCTTGTCCTAGTGAGCCAGAAAATCAATCTGCAAGTATTCACCAAATGTCTAGCAAGTACGCATTCGAGGGAGAAGTGATCCGCTTAAACCACAAAGACTTTGCTGAATGGCAAGCGTTGTATTCAAATATCGACTTGGTGCATGAGCTAAAACGACTGGATATCGAATTCAGATCCGCTAAGCCTAAAAACTGGTTTATCACTGTAAGCCAGAAGTTAAATTACCAAAACAAAAACTCAGGTCATTCATGGAAAGCCACGCCACCTAAGCGAGCTGTAAACGAGAATTTTGCATCCAAGGACTACGGTAAAACGGATGCGCCAACATGGATGAATTAAATCATGAACCTATCAGACAAAATCGAGCAAATCGAAAGGCAACTTGAAAATCTAAGCAAACCGCCAGCAGAAATACCGAACACAGAAGTAACGATTGTTGAATTGACCTGCTCGAAGCATGGCGCATATCAAGCTAGAACTCGCTCAAGTAAAACCGTGATATCAATTCCATCACGACCAACACCTTGTCCACATTGCCTCATGGAAGAACTAGAAACCATGAAGCTGGAGCAACGTGATTCAGATATGCGTTTCAAAAAGAAACTCACTGAGAAACTCCTTGATGATTTGCATGTCCCAGAGCGCTTTAAATCTTGCACGCTGGATAACTACGAGGCTGTGAACAAGGACGCTCAATACAATCTCAATGTCTGCAAAGCCTACGTTAAAAAATGGGAAGATCGCCTAAAAAATGGCGGTGGTTTAGTGATGTGCGGAAAGCCTGGTACGGGTAAAAATCATCTGGCATTAGCTATTGCGAAAAGTGTCGTTGAGGATTATCAAAATTCTGCGTTGTTCACGACAGCCTTGCGAATTGCAAGAAAGTTTAAATCTACTTGGAGTAAGAACTCTACCGAAACAGAGTTTGAAGTTATTCGGATTTACACAAAACCAGATTTGTTAATCATTGATGAAGTTGGTGTGCAGTTTGGCACTGAGGCGGAAAAGTTGATCCTATTTGAAATCATCAACACTCGTTACGAGAAGATGAAGCCAACAATTCTAATCAGCAACCAAACCAGAGAGGAATTAGGCGCATTCATTGGAGAGCGAGTTATTGACAGGATGAATGACGGCGGTGGTTGTACGCTGGCTTTTACATGGGATAGCTACCGAACCAGAAAGCAAGTTGCTTAACACGCAAGAGGATTTTTAGATGAATGAACTTAAGAAATGCCCGTTTTGCGGGAGTAATAACGTAGAAGCTTTTTGTCAGTATGAAGAAGATTGCCCTGATCGTTCAGCGATAGTGCGTTGTCATAATTGCGATGCACAATCAGCTCAAATGATTGGGAAAGGTAAAATAGCTATGGCAATCGCGGCATGGAACAGGAGAGCTAACAGTGAGTGATAAGAAATGAGCATTTCAGCAATCACAACAATCAGATGTTTTTTCACTGGTCATAAATTCGAAAAGCAAGAAAACTGCTGTAATGACGGATCATATTTCTTTTGCTCTCGATGTGGCATGACACTGTGGAGATATAACATTAAATACAGGAGGTAACTTGGAAGCAGATTTCCTCTTCCACGAATCAACCAAAAATACCGCATGGCAACACCTCAAAGAAGTTCTAGCAACAAACCAACCACACAGAATCATTATCAAGCCTTGGAAAAACAAGCGTTCGCTATCTCAGAATTCCACTTTTCATTTGTGGTGCACAGAGATAAGCAAATACCTGTGTAAGAACAACGCCAATTATACACCAGAAACCGTTAAGGAAATGCTTAAGCATACATTCCTAGGTTATGAGGTGGTCGATATGGTTGACGTTACTACACAGCTTACAGAGCGCGTAAGAACACTTCGGAAAACATCAAAACTTGATACGGGTGAAATGTTCCACTTCATGGAACAGGTTGAACGCTGGGCGGTAGGTATAAATTGTTTCGTGACGATACCTGATAACTCTCAATATATGGAATTAAAAAGGAAACAAAATGAGTAAATACGACAGACCATGTAAAGGCGTAACAATCGATGTGTATGACGTTTTAAAAGCCTTTGAAGTAACTAACCCAGCATTACAGCATTTAATCAAGAAAGCTCTCTGCGCTGGATTGAGAGGGCACAAAGACAAAGAACAAGATTTATGTGAAGTGCTGGCATCAGCAAAACGGGCTATTGAATTGGAGGCTGAAAAATGACTGAAGAACAATATAAAACTTATGCGCAAGTGATAGTGGTTGGTCGTGAATATATCTCATTTAATCACAACACCATTTCAGCGGTAACAGGATTAACACCCGCGAGAGTCGGAACTATTTTAAGAAAGTTACTTGCATTTAAGTGTGTAGAACATGTTGAAACAAAGAGCCGTAAACGCACTCGCCCAATCAATAACTACGCCGTTACAGACGATGCAATTACTCGACTGAGAAGCCAGTTTGAAAAAGAGCGCCTGGCTAACCTTCCGCTCTTTCCAAAAGCTAAAAAGGTTGAAGAAAAGAAACCTAGAAAAATAATGAATGATTTCTTATGCGGTCCAGTGTTTGTCAAAAAGGCGAATACAGCAGGCATGGGTAATCCGATGTTGATGAAGCTTGATTCTTTATTAAGTGGGGTGAGAGTGTGAAAACAAAGTCAACAAAAATGGAACTGGTTAAGTTTGAAAGAAACGAAAACCTATTTCTTAAGGAATATAACGTTACTTACAATAGTGAGAATACAAAGTTAGAACAGAAAATATCTATCGCCAGAGATAACTTTGGAAAGTTTGAGGTAGATATTGAAATGGATGGATTCCCTCGCATTGGTGATGAAACCGAAGCACTGCTCAAATACGGAGAGTGGCTAGAGCGATTAGGTATTGCCATTAAACGTGAAGCTAAACGTGCGGTAAAGCGAGGCGTTCAATGAACTGCATGTCATGCAATAGACAGCTAACGGATGAGGAAATTTACGTATGCGATGAGTGTGTAAATGAATATCCGCATCTTGAGGTGATGGAAATAGTGAAAGGAGAGGGAGATGGCGAACTTACGCAAAGAAGCTCGAGGCCGTGAATGCCAAATAAGAATACCGGGTGTATGTAATGGTAATTCTAAAACTGTCGTCTTAGCTCATTATCGAATGTCTGGCATTTGCGGTACTGGAATAAAACCTAATGATGCCTTTGGCGCTTGGTCGTGTAGTTCCTGTCATGATGAAGCAGATAGGCGTACTCATTATGTTGATGCTGAATACGCAAAACAATGCCATCTAGAAGGCGTTATTCGCACCCAGGATATTCTCATCAAGGAGGGTAAGATTAAGGTATGAACGAGTATCATTTAAAACTACCGTGGCCGCCGCAAACAAATCATCTATACACAATAGCAAGAGGGAGAAAAGTAAAAAGCACGAAAGGTAGAGATTTCAACAATGCAGTAATCAATCAAATCACCAAAGCAAATCAGCAGTACAACCTATCTGGCAAGTTAAAAATCAAGATTGTTGCCAACCCTCCAGACCGAAGAAAACGTGACTTAGACAACCTCCTTAAAGCCCCATTAGACGCACTGACGCAAAGCGGTGTAATTGCTGATGACAGTATGTTTAAAAGCATAAAGATTGGCTGGGGTGAAAAAGTTAAAGACGGCTCATTAGATATCAGGATATGGGAGATAGATGATGTTTACTGACTTAATCTCAGCTATTGAAGAAGCAAGATATTTAAAATCTCAATCGGGTGGTCGAGTTAACTTTTGCATAATTCAGATTGCTGAATGCATGGAAATATTATGCGGATTAATGGATGGCGTCAGAGTTCTATATACAACGGCTAATGATAGTTATCACACAGTATTACCGGAGGTGAGATGAGCTATATCGGAGAAAAGGAATTAACAGATGAGCAATTTCGCTGGCTTGATGGTTGGTTAAATTTGTGGGGTGCTTGGGTATATTCTGGCCGTATCGATATTCGCATGATCAACATGATTTATAAATTCATGCAAACAGTAGAGCCAAGTAAAAACCCATCAAGACCTATGTGCAATGACGATGAAGGAATGTTGATTTCTCAGGTCGTAGATTCAATCATCGCCACTGACGAACAGGCTTATGGAATATTACTCAGTTATTACGCTCATGGCTCATCTAAGTTGTCGATTGCATCTTACTATCACCGAGTTGCAAAACCACGCAAAATGAATACAAGGTCGGGAGGGAAGCTAAAGAAACCTGCGTTAATTACATTAAGGCGAGAGGTTGATGAAAAACTCAAAGCTACACAGTGGTTATTGCATGAACCTCTGCGAAATGCAATGAATAATCGTAAACGTGTAGCTAAAGTGAAGAAAATAACTGAACTTTGCTATTGACATAAATGAGCAAATGAGCAACAATTATAAGGTAAGTTGCTTTACGTGACTCTTAAGTTTACTTACCTAATTCAAGACCTCGCTTCGGCGGGGTTTTTTGTTATCTAGCGCACTCTTGATTTTGGAGAGTTGTGTGATTAGGGACACCAGATGATGTTTTGGTCGACGGATATCTGGTGTCCCTTTCTATTTTAATTACCTCGAATTCGAGGGAGTAATCTATTGATATTATTCCGTTATGGGGATTCCCATAACGCTAATTAAACATGTAAGTAGTCATTACAAGTTCACATGTTCGGTTATTCCGAACAACTCATTTTGAAGATCGCTTAGGCGGTCTTTTTTCGTATATGCCGACCACAGAACAATTACCCTCGTTATCACGTTCATATAAGAGCTGTGAGTCGGCACCTTATTAACTAAATTCCTCCAGAAAGGAGGCGGTATGACACGAATGGATGAAAACAATAAATTCAGTGCCACCGCATGGGGTGTCATATTCGCTATCTCCCTATACGGCGGATTGGCTAGGTATATTATCGACAATAAACGCAATGGTTATCGGTGGAGTTGGGTAGGGGCAATTATGCAAATGTTCGTATCTGGCTTTGCTGGAATGATGGGAGGGCTTATATCAATAGAGCTTAACGCCTCATTCTACTACACATTATTTACGGCTGGCTTATGTGGTTCTGCTGGCTCTTTAGCATTGGATTTCTTCTGGGATAAATTTACAGGAGGTAAAAGGTGACTAATTTTAAATTCAGTCAGCGCAGTGAAAATAATCTCAAGGATGTTAATTCTGACTTAGTGAGAGTTATTCGTAGAGCTTTAGAAATAACGCCTGTCGATTTTATTGTTATTGAGGGATTGCGAACTCAAGCGCGACAAAAAGAAATGGTTGCTACGGGTAAATCACAAACGATGAGCAGTCGTCACATAACAGGTCATGCAGTCGATATTATTCCCGTCAATACAAAGTGGCAGATTGAAGAGTTCAAGCCTTTACTGGAAGCAGTTAAACAAGCCTCTGACGAGTTAGGTGTTAAGTTACGTTTCGGTATTAATTGGAAGAATGATCCATCATTACCAATTGAAACTAAATTTATAGACTGTCCACATGTTGAGATACCCGCATGACAATAATGGCTAAGGTATTGGCTGGACTATTGGCAATATCGGCATTCTGGCTCTGGTGGGTAATAGATGATTACAACAAATTAAGCAAAGACTACAACACAGCAACCCTTCAGTTATCACAACAAGTCGACATCAACAAAGACTACCAAGCCCGTATCACTCGATTAAACCAACTCGATATTAAATACACTCAGGAGTTAGCCAGTGCAAAGAATGAAATCAATACTCTTCGTGATGCTGTTAACACTGGTTCTAAGCGGGTGTACGTCAAAGCCGAGTGTCCAGCAGTCACCGAGAATCCCACCGAAAGCGGAAGCAATGAAACCTCCGCACGACTTAACAAAGCAGTTGAACAAGATTATCTACGTCTCAGAGAAATGATAGTAGAGAACGAACAGCAAACTTTGTATTTGCAGAATTACATTAACACTGAATGCCTCGTTCAATAGCGGGGCTTTTTTATACGCATTTCACTGGCGCATTCACCGCGCAATCAAAAACACTCACAGAACCTTACAGAAAGTCGAGCCTGAGAAAAACCGTTAATGGTGTTTTCTGTGGGGCGGTTATTTCTGGTGAACAGGTTCGCTTTTCTATAAGGAAATACACCATGAGCAAATCATTAGTTTTTAAAGGTAACGAAATTACTCCATTTGATAATGGTGATGGAAAGATTTGGTTTACCAGTTCTCAGATGGCAAAGCTTCTTGAATACAAAAATGAGAAGTCAGTAACCAATCTATATAACGCAAATAAAGATGAATTTTCTGATGACATGACAATGGTCACTGAAACAATGACCAATGGAATAAACAACAACTTACGTAAGAAAAAGGTCAGGATCTTCTCTGTTAGAGGTGCGCATTTAATCGGAATGCTAGCTAATACAGATGTAGCGAAAGCCTTGCGTCGCTGGTTGCTCGATCTGGCAGAGAAAGAAGCTAAGCCTCAAACAGGGCTAGCAAACCTTGATATGGATGAACTTAAAAGTCTAACTATCAATGAAATGCAAAATAGACTTGTGGTGGCTGACAATTGGTCATTTGAGAATTTTGGCAAAAAAGGTAGTGACTTAATGAACTTACGCAAGCGTCACTTAAAGAAAATACGAAAGGCAAAGAAAGCCATTATTGATTTGTCACAGCTAACCTTACCTGATATGGGCGAATTTCCAGATGGAGAAGAACCCGCATGAACCACGAACAATTCATAGAACAGAACGTACAGGCCGAGTTAAAAAAGCTCGGCTTTTCTTTGCCTGTCTGTCGTAGTGCAAGTTACATGGCGGTAGATCATTATCGCAGAAGTTCACAAGCGAGTAAGAAAGGCCGAATGTTTGACGACTGCTTACATATCGCCAAAGTGTGGGCGAGTAAGTTCGCCAAGGACAAGGTGTGACCAAACTAGAAAAAGTCCGTGTTTAAAAAAACTTAAGGAATGGATATGGGACAACAATCTAAGCAGGTTGGTTGCCCTAGCAAGCTGACTAATGAGCTAATCGCTAAGGCAAAGGAATACCTGTACGGCGGTTACAAAGAAAACGAAGGTCAGGTCATACCTAGTATTGCAGGTTTGGCGTGTTATTTAGGAATAGCTCGCTCAACAGTTTATGAGTACGGAAAGCAAGATAGTGAGTTAGGCCGTGAGTTTTCGGACACGTTAGATGGAATTATGGCATTTCAGGAAATGAAGTTAATTAATAGCGGATTGGCTGGCGACTTTAACGCAACAATCACAAAGCTAATGCTGGCTAATCATGGTTACTCTGAAAAGCAAGAAGTTGATCATCAATCATCTGACGGTTCGATGTCACAAGCGCCCACAAAAATAGTTCTGGTTGCCGGGGGTAATAATGACGGTAGCAAGGATTGAAATACCGCCTAAATTAATTCCAGTTTTCAGTGGTAATTACCGATATCGAGGCTCAAAGGGTGGGAGAGGATCAGGGAAAACGAGAACATTCGCCAAGATGACCGCTGTACGAGGGGTTATGTTTGCAGAGTCTGGAGTGGAGGGTGTAATTCTCTGCGGTCGTGAATATATGAACTCACTTTCCGATTCTTCGATGGAAGAAGTTAAGCAGGCTATCCGCTCAGAGCCGTGGCTAGATAATTACTACGAAATTGGTGATAACTTCATTCGAGCCAAGAATCGCAAAGTCTGGTATGTATTCTCTGGCTTGCGTCATAACTTAGACAGCATCAAATCTAAGGCAAGAATACTGATAGCTTGGATTGATGAGGCTGAATCAGTATCTGAAATAGCATGGTCAAAGCTGATCCCGACTGTTCGTGAGGAAGGTTCTGAAATATGGGTAACATGGAACCCTGAGCGTGACGGTAGCGCCACTGATAAGCGTTTCTGTAAAAGCCCACCAGATAACTCAATGATTGTTGAAATGAATTATGACGATAATCCGTGGTTTCCGTCAGTGCTTGAAGAGGAACGTTTGAGCGATCAATCACGCTTAGATCCAAACACTTACGCATGGATATGGGAAGGCGCTTATCTTGAAAACTCCGACAAGCAAGTGTTGGCGAATAAATACGTAGTTCAATCATTCCCTGATGATTTATGGCAGAAAGCAGACAGATTGCTATTCGGTGCAGATTTCGGTTTTGCCAAAGACCCGAATACATTATTACGCCAGTTTATTCTAAATGACTGCTTGTATATCGAATATGAGGTTTATGGTGTAGGCGTTGAGCTTGACCATATGCCAGCGTTTTACGACAAGATACCAGAATCCCGTAAGTGGCCGATTAAAGCAGACTCCGCGCGACCTGAAACAATCAGTTATTTAAAACGCCAAGGTTTCAATATCTCTGCTGCCAAGAAATGGCAAGGTAGCGTAGAAGATGGCATCACACATCTACGCGGATTCAAGCAGATAATCATTCATCCTCGCTGTAAAGAAACAGCAAAAGAAGCCCGTCTTTACTCGTATAAAACAGACCGGATTACAGGTGAGGTTCTTCCCGTTATTGAGGATAAGAACAACCACTGCTGGGATGCAGTTAGATATGGGCTGGATGGGTATATCACACAAAAATCTGTAGTTGGAATGTTAGTTAGAAAACGTTAATGAGGGCAAAAATGGAAGTAAATCAACAACGGCTGTCATTAGCGGTTAATAACGCATTGAAAGCCGTACAAAGAGCTAGAATGTCTTACGTTCAGTCGCTAGGCACTGGCAACACTAAAAGGCCTCGAATATGGAATGAGTTTGGCTGGCCTGAAAATCTAAACTTTGATGATTTTTACAGGCTATATGATCGAAATGCGCTAGGCGGTGCTGCGGTTGATAGATACATATCTGGATGTTGGATTGATTACCCTGAAATATTCGAAGGGGACGAAGAGGCAGACCAAGACGGCTCAACTGAATGGGATAAAGGCCTTAATAAGCTACTCAAAAAACACTGGGAACAGGTTGTAGAGGCTGATAAGCGCAATTTAATTGGTAGATATTCTGGCTTAATCATTCAGATTAAAGATAACAGACCCTGGAATGAGCCAGTAGATGCTAGTATTGTTAAAAAACTAAAAGATAAGGCTATTGTTCGTTTAATCCCCGCATGGGAAGCACAGCTTGATGTTAAAACTTGGGATGAAGACCAAGAAAGCGAAAACTACTCCATGCCAACGATGTATTCGTTTACTGAAATGGCAGTGGGAGATGATAGTGACGGGTCACCATCTCGAATAATTGATATTCATCCTGATAGAGTTATAACACTTATTGAAGGTGCTGCTGATGGTAAAATGGCATCCGGCGTATCTTTACTGAGAAAAGGCTACAACAAACTACTCGACATAGAAAAGGTTTCTGGTGGTAGTGCAGAGGGATTTCTTAAAAATGCCAGCAGACAACTTAACTACGCATTCAGTAAAGAAACGGATTTTAATGCACTAGCAGAGGCGTTAGGAACGAATATAGAAGGGCTTCCAGATGCGCTTGATGAGCAGGTTCGACGGCTAAATCAAAGCATTGATGCCTCAGTATTAATGCAAGAAGGCTCGGCAAGCGTGCTTTCTGTTGCTGCTGCCGATCCCGAACCAACATGGCGTACATTGTTAGCTGAGTTTGCGGCATCAATCAACATGCCTGTTAAGGTGCTTATTGGTCAGATTACAGGTGAACGCGCTTCAACTGAGGACATGAAAGATTGGGCTAGAACCTGTAAATCAAGGCGTGAAGGGTTTCTCTCAAAAGTCATTACTGGCCTGATCCACCAATTTGGAAAACTTGGCATTATTGAGCAAAAAGATGAGATAACAGTAAGTTGGTCTGATTTGCTCGCGCCTAGCCAATCTGAAAAGCTGGATAACATGAGTAAGGCTGCTGATGTTGCAATGAAGACGCAAAACTCATTCGGGCGCTCAGTTCTAATGGAGAACGAGATTAGGGCACTTGGCGAGTATCCAACATTGCCAGAATTTGAGAACAGCGAGCCGCCAGAGTCAGGCACCAAAGGAGACCCGTTAGTCGATGATGAAGAATCAAAAGATAGGGTCGCCGATAATACCAAGGAATAAGGCCGACCCAACACAATCAGGACGGCAAGTTAGAAAGATGTTCCGTGATATTGATAATCGGTATTACGAACTCAAGAAAGCACTCAAGCAACTCTTCGACCTGTCATTTGTTGGCAGAGAGAAAACGCAATCACCCACTCAAAGCTACATACTCTCTAAAAACTCACAGGATGATCCTGACACGATTTTTAAGGTTAATGCGGGCGTTTATGTATATGACCTAGCGGAGCGACCCACAGAGTACGCTAGATTCCTTGAAAGACTGCAATCAATACTTGATGACTACCTACTCGAAGGTGGCGACGAGCGATTGTGGGCGTTTGGGTATGTATCTGATGAGTATGAGCGTGGCACCTTGAATGCTTACACTAACTTATCCGTTCAATCCGAAGTCTATGCACAGCAAACAACACTTACTTACCTACTGTCACAGCCTGCCTATCAAAATCAGGTTGCAGCGGCGTTTATCTCTACATATAGCGATTGGCGCGGTCTGTCTGATGCTGCACGCACTGACTTGGCTAATGTTATCGGTACATCGATAGCTAGAGGCATAAATCCACGCGAAACAGCGCGGATAGTTAGTCAGCGGTTAGATGTATCGATGACCCGAGCAAAGGCTATAGCGCAAACAGAGCAAGTAGGCGCACTTCGTAGAGCAAACTGGAACGAAACGACATGGGCTAGTGAAAGGTTAGGGCTGAAAACTGGCATCTTATGGATATCAGCACTTAAGCCAACCACCAGGCCAAGCCATGCAGCACGTAGCGGGAAGATATTTTCTGTTGAGGAAGTGGAGTACTTCTACTCAATCAATGGCAATCGTTATAACTGCTACTGTGCTAATCAACCAGTATTGCTTAATGAAGATGGCACGCTGCATAACCCTAGCATTTTAGACAGGCTCATTCAGTCGCGTGATGAGTGGGAAGAAAAGCTAACAAACAAAGAGGCTGAATAATGGCTGACATTATTAAGAATCAAATAGTTAATGGATTAATCCCTATCTCACATAACGGTCGAATTACCGCCTGCACATCTGATGGAAAAGTTATCGGAGGTATCATTAGCTGTAGCGTTGAAAGCGATTGCCGCGACATTGTGAGAATGACGTTGACTGTCGAAGTTCAAAATCGTGAAGGTAACTTGGTAATAGGTCGATTTAGTAAGGTAGAAAAGCAGGAAATCGAAACAAACTTTTCTTTGAAGTAATCCATAAGAGGCCAACACATGAAGCTATCCAGCATTCATGTTAAATCACTGGCTGTCAATTCCTCCAATATCTCAACTGAAACTATCGATGGTGATGAGCATATCGTCATTCGCGGCGTTGTGCCTGTCATCGATGATGTTGTGATGAATGGGGGCTTATATCCAGCCAGTGAAATTAACAGTAGTTTTAAATCGATGGAGGGGCGGCAGTGTCCATATGGTCATCCTAAAATCGGCACTGATTATGTATCGGCAGACATGCCGCGGGCAGTAAACCAATATCACATTGGGGCATGGGCCGAAAACGTCCGTAAGGATGGCGAAAAGGTCATCATGGATGTGAAAGTAAATCGTCGATTTGCTGATGGCTGCGAGAAAGGGAAGGAATTCTTATCCCGAATCGATGGCATTGTCGCAGGAAACAGTGCTGACCCCATTCATGTATCAACGGGGTTATTGCTACAGCGCGAACAGAACAAAGGCAAGTCAAAGGGTAAAGCCTATACATGGGTAGCCCGAAACATGCAATTTGATCACATCGCTATTTTGCCCGCTTCGGAACCAGGAGCAGCTACGCCAGAAGATGGCGTGGGAATGTTCGTGAATAGTGAGGGTGAGAAGTTAGAAACTGAAGCGACAGAACTCATTGATGCGGCAAACTGCACACAAGAAGGTTTAATCAACAAAGCTAAGTTCTTTTTCGCTAACAGCTCACTTTCGTTTGATGAAATACATTCTGCATTACGTACTGCTTTAAAAGAAGTATACCCAAAAGACGAATGGCCTTATCCAGAGAGCGTCTGGCCTGACAAATTCATCTACTACACGTCAGGGAAAACATACCAACAAAAATATCTCATTGACGAAAACGGCCTAGCCGAACTCGTTGGTGAGCCTATCGAAGTTGTGCGCAAGCCAACAGAGTACGAAGTTAAAACCAATAAGGAAACTAACCCGATGAAAGAAATCATCACGAATGCGCTGAAGGCGAAAGGCATCGAAATAGAAGGTAAATCTGATGCTGAATTACTGGATGCGTACAACCAAATGAACGCCGAAGAAAAGAAAGAGGAAACGCCAGAAGAAAAAGCTGCGCGTGAGAAAAAAGAGAAAGTGGAAAAGGATAAATCCGACACTGCGAACAACAGTGAACTACAGCAACAAATCACAGCCGCTGTAAATGCCGCAATCGCTCCACTTCAAGCGCAGTTAAACGCCAGCGCAGACAAAGAAGTAAATGCTATGCGTGATGCTGTGAAAGCTAAATTCGCCATGTCAGATATCGCGGTTAACGCACTAAGTGGCGACCCACTGAAAGAACTATACGCTCAATGCAATGTATCTCATGGTCTGAATGGTTCATTCCAACAAGCCAATTCATCTCAATCAGTTTCAGATATGCCGGAGTAAAACATGGCGAATAAAAAACGTGTAATTCATGCGGGTGGTGTATTCACTAACCCATTGCTACACCGTGAAGGTGCGGCTGCGGCTGACACTAAAGCGGGTGTTATCGGTTTCTATGATGAGACCACTGCTAAATTCACGCCATCGGTTGATGGTAAAGAAGCGAGCATTTTGTATGTGGCCAACTTTGATTATCTGCGCTGCCAGACGGTTGATGATGCAATCAAAGCGGGTGATTGGGTGGTGGCAATTCAACCAATGCAAGGCCTGTTCTTAAATGTGCGTGCCGCTGCTGGTACCTACAAGAAAGGCCAAGCGGTTATTGTTGCTAATGGTCAAATCACACTGGCAACGGGTGCAGAAGGTGAAGCAGTATTTGCCTATGTCGAAGAAGATTCAGCATTAACTGTGAAAGACGGTGAGCTGGTTCGTGTTGTGTTCAAGTAAGGGGAACTGAATGTTTTATTTTTCAACTAAGAAGGCAACCGAAACCGGAAACCTTGAAGCCAACCAAGCGCAATTCGGTGCGTTGAGTTTAGAGCGTAATTCATCTGCTCAGGCTGTGGCTGACTTTATTTCTCGCGCTCGTAATGTGCCAGTTTTAGATGCCGCTAATGCGGTAGACGATATCAAACGCCTGTACAAAGCGTATGACCAGACTGTGTTAGCTGAATTCCAGCCAAACACTGAATTCACTTTGTTAAACGACCTTATGGGATTATCTCGCTCAGTTCGTATTGATGAGTCGGTCTATGAGTATGCACGTAAAGGTGGCGGCGGTGTGGCTCACACGTCAATGAGTGGGCAGGTCGGTGCATTACTTGAAGCTAGCGCTTATAGCTTCGATGGAACAATGGTGCCAATTCATGATACTGGCTTTAAGTTCACATGGCGTGATCCGATTTTCGGTAAAGGCTCTGCGCTGGCCTCGCTATCTGATGCACAGAAAGACTCTGTTGATACGGTTCGTCGTAAATACCTCGACTTTATTTGGAATGGTTTCCGTGATGCTGCTGGCAACTTTATTGCGTTTGATGAGAAAACCTTTAAAGGCTTGCGTAGTGATGAGCGTGTAGCTCAAGTGACATTGAATATCAATTTCGCAACTGAGCAAGATGGTAAAAAAATCCGCACCGAGATCATCAAACTGCGTGATGTTCTGAAGCTGCAAAACCTGCAATACGGCGAGCAAACTTGGTATGTCTCAGGCGAAATTCTGTCTAACTGGGAATCTGTCTACTTTGATGTTAACCAAACCCGCACCATTCTTGAGGAAATCAAGAAAATCACGGGCATTAAAGACATCAAAGAAGACTATGAGCTGAAAGGTAACGAAGTTCTGATTGTTCCGCTTGGTGCTGGTGTTATCGCTCCTATCGTCGGTCAGGCATTCGGTACTGTTGCAGACCCTCGTCAGTTCTACAACTCAGACTACGTATGGCGCACGTGGGGTGCTGCTGGCCTAATGGTTAAGCAAGACATCGCGGGTCACTTCTCAGTTATCCACGCTAAAGGCGCATAAGGGGGATTCATGGCACTGGTAAAGGTTATTTCAAGTAACTTCTTTGCTGGTGCCGACCTCAAAAAACAAGAGGTTGGCGCTCAGCTGGATGTCTCAGAAGAAACCGCTGAAACATGGCTACGGGCTGGTCTGGTAGAGCGAGTTGAAGAACGAAAACTCGAAGTCGCCACGCCAGAGAAGAAAAAGGGTAAAGGTAAGCCAGATGGTGATAACACTTGATGACGTAAAGCCAATGATAGCCGAGCTTGGGTTTACATTGCCTGATTCCGTGCTGTTGTTGCTACTGGATCAAGTGAATGCAAAATCTGAATGCTTGGCGGCTAACTATGATGAGTCGCTGCAAAAGCTGCTTCTAGTTTACGCAATGGTTCGCCTCGCCTCATTATCTGGCGCTCGAAAGATATCATCACAAGGCGCTCCTAACGGGGCGTCTCGTTCTTTTGCGTATGACTCTGCCGGTACTGATTATCTATTGAACCAGATCCGCACATGGGATAGTGCCGGATGCCTTGCTAATTTGCCATTATCTAGTAAAACGGTGGGCTTTTTTCGGGTGATTGGAGGTGTCTAATGAGTTCAGTTGCAAATTGGGCTTACACCTCATGGGCTACTTTATGGCGGCCAAACGGAAAAGATAAATACGGCAAAGTTACATTCTCTGAGCCGGTTCATTTCCTTTGTGGTTATGGTAGCGAGCTTAAATCTGGAAAGTTGGATATTGGCTCTGAAATCACCATCAAGCTAGTTTTCTGGACTGAATATGCAGATGCTAAAAAAGGTGACTTTATCGCTATCGGTAGGCGCTCAGGCGATCCGTTATCTACTGGTGCTGACGAAATCAAATTCATCAAACGTGATGAAGACTTATTCGAGCATATTGCGGATGACTACACTCTGATAACGGCGGTGTGATATGGGAGCAAAAGTAAGGGGCATTTCTCAGGCTAACGCAAACCTTAGAGCACTTGTTGGTGACATACAAGGTAAGAAAGTGATGAGAGCTATTCAGTCAGCTTTATTGATTGGTAGTGAGCTATCATTCTTATACACGCCGATTGGTGACACTTCAACCCTGATAAACTCACAATTCAGAGAGGTTAAGGTTAACGGAACATTAGTTACTGGTAGAGTTGGTTACTCCGCTAACTATGCAGTTTACGTTCATGATCCTAGAGTTAAACAAAAATTCAGACGCTCAACGGCAAAGAAAGAGTTTCTAAAACTGTCCTTCGAGGAGGCGAGAGCTGATATAGACAGAGCAGTTAAACGGGAGCTTCAAATATGATACATGAGAAGTTTGAAAGCTACTTAAACAGAGGCAACTTACTTGATGGTTTCATTGTTCAATATCTAACGTGGAATGAGCAACCAGACGAAAAGACGCAGCAATATGCTGTTATTCAGCCTGATGATGGTAGCGGTCGATTTGCTGATTTGGGTGCTGATGATTTCGTGACGCTTATTTTGGTATCTGCACAGTATGATCCCGAGCCTGCATTGGTAAGAGCTAATGAAATTCTAAACTTTGTTGCTGAATTCCCCAATGATTGCGAACTCAATTCAATCTACAACTTAGGTGGTCTACCAAGTCCTATACCGACAGAAGAAGGCCGGTTTATTCTTAAACTCTCTTTTCGCTGTACATCTTAAATTAAACACATCTCAACAGGTCGCATAAGCGGCCTTTTTTATTTGCAAATAAAGAGGTTATAACATGGCACAATGCCCTGATGATAAAGGCCTAGTGATGGGTAACGCAGGTATTCTGCGCATTGCAAAAGGTTGTTCTAATCAAAGACCATTACAAAACCAATATATGCGACTAGGTGCGCTGACAAGTAAGTCTACAGACTTTGGTATGGAAACAGTGACATCTAACGCCGATGATACAAAAGGATTGTCGGAGTCCATTGTTACCGGTGCTGATGTGACAATTAGCTTTGATGGTGAATTGAAAAAAGCTGGTGTAACAGGCTCTACTTCTGCTTTTGATATTGCTAAAGAAATCCTTGATGAAGTTAAAGCTGGTCGTCAGCCGTCATATTGGGTGCAGTTAGATATGAAGGGTGATGGAACTGACGTAATCGAAGGTTATATGACTTTCACATCATGGTCTATGGAGTTTCCAACCAAAGAAATTTCCACTTACTCAGGTGAACTGAAAGTTGCTGATGCAGAAACGGTTGAATGGCTACAAGAAGAAATCGTTGTTGAAAGCGTTGCCGTTGAGCCAGCAACTCTGTCTGTGAAAGTGGGTGAAACCAAAACATTTACTGTCAAATTTACACCAACCGATGCGACGAACAAAAACTACACTGCTGTGAGCGATAAGCCGAACTTTGCAACAGTTACTCAGCTTGTGAATGTAGTGACTGTTCGTGGTGTTGCCGAAGGGACTGCAAATGTCACCGTCAAATCAGAAGATGGCGGTAAAACTGCAAAATGCGTGGTCAATGTTACCACTGCTTAATATTACAAAGGGTACTCTCGAGTGCCCTTGATAATATTCAGGAGGGGTTATGACGCCTATTTTAGAAATCGGTGAGATAGTTATCTCTACTGATAAAAAAGATTACTTATTTAGACCATCGTTCATCAATATGATAAGAATTGGTGAGCCTAAACAGATTGTGAGCGCATATGGTCAATTAAATGGCGCAGAGGTACAAGATTTAATTACTCGTGCCGTAATGAATTACAGGGTTATTCCTGAGTGGTTAATAAAGTCCATTAGTAAGCCGACATACGGACGCAATATCCTACAAATGGCAATGATAGTGATGCAGGCGTGTTGTGATGATGACTGTTCTGAAATAATTGGCGAATGGCAATCAGGCAAGCGCGGTATCGTCTATAAAAACGGCAAGATGCTAATCGCTGATATTATCGTTATTGCCAGAGAGTTGTTCACTCACGGAATTATCGGTAAAGCGAAGATCCGCAAGCTTCAACGTAATGAAGGCAAAAACGAATTCTCAGATGAGTTTATGGCAATTGACTATATTAGTTCGGCTCGTGCTCACTTTGGTATGAATCGTGATGAAGCCGAACAATTAACCATGACTGAGTTTCAGATGATGCTTAAAGCTAAATATCCAGATGAGAAAGGCTTCACTAAAGAAGAATACGACAACATCATGAAGCAAGATGATAAGCGCAATGATGAACTTATCAGTGGTAAACGCCGATTGGTTAGCAGGAAGAGAAAGTAACCAAGGGCATCCGTGCCCTTTGTTTTGTGGGTCATTTTTTCTCTTTACTTATTTTTATGTCATATAGATTTTCTAGTAATGAATTATCTCCATCACCTAATTCATCTCTTTTTTTAAGAGCATCTAACAATGAGTTAACAGCTAGCTCTTTTATTTTTTCTTTGTTTTGAAATACAACCATACTAGAGATCATGTCAAACGAGCCCATTAAACTAGCTTCTATGGCATCCTCACTCAAGTCAGGTTGACTATTTTTTATGGCGCTAACTATTCCTTCGCTATCATCAAGAACAGATGCTTTAGTCAGGCTTTTGTTTCTAAGAGACCTTTCCATCAAAGTTATAGCTTCAGCATTTATTGAACGGTTATTTTTTCTCGCTGACTCTTCTATTTTATCTTTAAGCTCTTGAGTTATACGTATATTCAGCTGAACGTCTTTTTTGCTCATTTTGTTTGTCCAAGTTTTAAACCATTGACATGCTAACATTATGCTACTATGCTATCAATGTTAGCAAAATGCTAGTGTATGATAGCAAGGAGATAAGTATGGATTTAGAAGTTATAAAACAGAAGCAGGTACGTATGCCAGAAGATTTGATCTGGAAAATAAAAGAGGCAGCAGTAAGAAATAGACGATCTGAGAATCAGGAAATGTTAATCAGGCTTGAAGGCAGCTTTGATGAGAGAGTAGAAAAGGTAATGAGAGAATGTTTATAAAAAAGAAAACCCCAGTTGCGCTAACAACTGAGGCTTAACATCAAATAAACTCTTTGGGCGAGAATAAATGACATGAATAGTATAACCAAGAATGAACTTACCTTCCAGAATTTCACATTTAATCCAATCGTTGAAAATGGTCAGGTGTGGTTAACATCAACTGAAATTGCACAGGTACTAGGTTATAGCCGTACTGACAATGTAAGTAAATTGTACTCACGTAATTCAGATGAGTTTACTGACTCAATGACAATGACCGTCAATATGACGTTCAACGGAATAAACAATAGCTTACGCAATAAAGTGGTCAGAGTTTACTCACTTCGTGGCGCTCACCTGATTGCAATGTTTGCATCGACTCCAGTGGCTAAAGAGTTCCGTAAATGGGTGCTGGATATTTTGGATAGAAAAGTGGCTGACAAGAAAGATTTACCAGTCGAAAAAGATAGCTCAGTAAGTGCAAACGGATTGTTAGCAAGATTAAGTCTGATTTGTACAACGTGGGATGAAGCTAGAAAGGATATGGAAAACTTCGATCCGAAAATGGCGAAACATCTCAATTCAACAATGAGTATGTTCTTAATGTATTCACAACATATGAAAGGAATAGCTAAGACAAAACAAGTTAGGAGATTAACACATTGATAGGCACTAAAAACAGAAAAGCCAATAGCTGTAACTATCGGCTCATCTTAAACTAAAATATAGGACGTATATTTATGAGTAATAGTATTAGAGTTTTTAACTACAAGTCAAGCAAAGACCAGTTAATCACTGTTTCAGGATTGAAATATAAAGGTAAGCCAGTGTTTCTTGCTGTTGAATTGGCGACTTCGTTAGGGTACACAAATCCATCAAAAGCGTTAAAAGACCATTGTAAGTCACTGATTAAACTTAATTATAACGAATCGTTAGAATTAGGGTTTGATAATCCTAAAGGCGTTATTTTGGCTGGTCAGTCTGATATGTTCCGCTTAATTATGCGTAGCAATCTGCCATCTGCTGAAAATGTTCAAGATTGGGTTTGTGAGCAAGTTTTACCTGAAATTATGGAAACAGGTAGTTACTCAATTAAGAAAAGCCAATCAGGTTTACCTGAATACCGCCAAGCAAGAACGCTGAAAATGTCAGTTGATGCCATTACTAACTTATTCGACTTAATGCCTAACTTGAGTGATGAAGCAAAGCAATGTGTAGCAGCTAATATCGTCAATCCGATTGTTGGGTTTGAAGCCGTTCCTTTGCCAGCACTTGAACAAAAGTATTATACCGCTGGCGAAGTTGGCGAAATGCTTGAAGTATCTGCCAATAAAATCGGACGCATGGCTAATAAACACGGATTAAAAACAGAGGAATATGGGAAATATTTCTTAGATAAATCTGCTTATTCATCAAAACAGGTTGAAGCATTCAGATATAACGACAATGGAGTAAAAGCATTACGACACGCCATTCATGGTGTTGAAGTAGCTTAATCACCCAAGCCAAGGACGGCTTGCTTGAGATCACATATCACGCCTCTTAACTGAGGCTTTTTGCTTTTCTTTGCACCACAAACAGCTAAACTAATAACAAATTAACTAACGAGGATGGTGTTGTGAGGAAAGTGCTGCTTATACTTTTGTCTATATTGGCGGTTATTGCTCTTGCGGGCATTTCGGTTAATTTGATGCCACAAAAGGAAGCTGATAATTTTTATGCGGTTTCTTTTTGTTCAGAGATGACTAAGGTATTAATGAAGAATCCATCTTCTTATAAAATGGATGATTTCCGATATGAAATTACTAAGCTACCTGACGATATTACTACTAAAAAAATAAACAACATGCCTGAACCCGTTAAGGAACTAATGAAAGATGGTCTTGTTAAGTTTGATTCACAAAAAGTATTCATAAATTATGTTGCAAAAAATACATTAGGACAAAATATTAACGGTCATTCTATTTGTTATTTTGACAGAGACTATAATTATGGACAGGAAAGTATAAAAAGAATTGAGCCATACTATTTTAAAATAAATGACCAAATAGTTGGTGATGATGTTGTTTTTTATTCTTACATATCTACTCGTTCCAAAGGTATCCCAGGAGTGTACGAAAGAAAGATAAAATATCTATTTTATAAGATTTTTTAATTAACGATTTATGCATAAGACCCGTCAATTTTGGCGGGTTTTCTTTTTTTAGGAGACTTTAAAATGTCAGAGCAAAATGTTGGCGGTATTGTCTATCAAGTTTCAATGGATATAAAGCCCTTGTTACAAGGTGAAAAAGATGTAAGTAAAGCTTTATCAGAACTAGAGGGTGCAACAGAAAAAACAACGGACTCCTTTAATAAATTAGATAAAACAGCTTCAAGTGTGGGAACATCCTTAAAAATGCCTGAGGTTAATAAGTTATCTAGACAAATGTCAGAATTAACAGGAAGCATTGGTGCGCAATCTGCAAAAACAGAAAAAGCCTCTCAGGTAAATAATAGATTTGCTGGTGTTTTAAGTACTGTATCTGGAACATTTGGTGCGGGTTATGTTAGCAATATCGGCAGTGCCACTAGTCAGCTCGTTCAGCATGCCAAGGCGGCTATTTTAGCCACGCAAGCTGAGCTAGAACACGCTAAGGCGGCTCAGAAAGAAGCGAAGGCACTTCAAGCTGCTGCTTCTCAGCAAGTATTAAATGCGAAAGCTGCAAAAGATGAAGCTCAGAGTAAGCTAGCTTCTGTTAACGTCGAAAAAAGCGCTATCACTGAGATAGAACGCTCTACAGATGCAAAAATTCAGGATTTAGAAGCATTAAGAAAGCGTCAGGCGATGATTGTTAAAGACGCCGAAGAGACTTATCAGATAGCGGCAACTGAAAAGAATTTGATATCCGTAAATAAGGCGAAAAACGCGCTCTATGCCACAGAAAATAAAATAAAGACACAGTTGTCAGTTACTGGCAAAGAGATAGCTGCAATAGAAACTCGTATTGCCGCAGCAAAAGAGGCAGAGGCACTAGCAACTCAAAAACTAAATGCAGCAATCGCATTAGAGCAAAAAGGCAAGGCGACGCTAAAATCCGCAAATGAGGCCGTTGCGACAGCATCAGCAAAAGTAACGCTGGCTACGCAAGCTCAAAGTGTTGCTATGAACGGGTTAAAAAGTGCAATGGCATTGTTAGGTGGTCCTGCTGGTTTGTTTATGCTAGCGGCTGCTGGTGTGTATGCTCTTTATCAGTCAATGAGTAATAATTCATCTATTGATGATTATAAATCAAAGATTAATGAGGCTATTGAAAAACTAGATGAGTTAAATTCAAAACAGATAGTTGCTAGCGCTACAAAGACAGAAATAGTCATTAAAACAAACACAAAAGAAATAGATTCTCTTTCGGAGAAAATAAGATCTACCCTAGCTCAAATTGAGTACATGAAAAAAAATCCAATCAAATGGCGAGAGGATAATTTTGGGAGAGATTACAACACAGTTCTTGAGGAACAACAGCAAAGACTAAAAACCTTACAAGGCAGTCAAGCTGATTTAGAAAATGAAAATAAACGTTACTCTCGCTCACTTGAATTATTAAATAAAACTGAAAAGGAAAGAACAGGTAAGACCGATGAGCAGATAGAAGCTAATGCTTTATATCTAAAATCCGTTGGTGGTTTGAATGAAGCTAATGAGTTATTGCTACAGACATTAGAATCAGGTTCGCCAGTCATTGCTGATATGGAAATCCAAATAGACAAGCTTAAAAAGGCGCTAGAGGAAGCTAAAACCCCTCCTGAAGAAGCCGAAATTGCTATTTCCAATCTTAGAAATGCTTTGAGTGTTAAGTTAGACAATGGTTTTGAGGTTATGCTTCAAAGCATCGAGAACAATGTTACCGCATTAAAAATTGAAATGGAGCAAGGAAAGGATGCGGCAATAAAGTATCGAGCAGAAATTGCTGCCACTCAAATGGGAATGACCGATGAAGGACAAAGAAAACGTTACATACAATTACTAAAAGAAGAAGCAACAGCAAGAGAAAATCTCACTAATAAAAATAAGTCATTAAAATCAAATAATAAAGAAAATAATCACATTGAAGATGCTATTAGAAAGCAACGGCAACAGACTGAATCTCTAAGAAAGGAATTTGAACTACTGAACTCTGGTATGTTTGACATTACCCGAGAGATGGCTGTGTATAATGCCGTGCAGAGTTTAGGTGAGAAAGCAACTAATAAGCAGAAAGAAGCTATTGCTAAAGAAGCATCTGAAATTTTCAATCTCAAGCAGAAAGTTGATGACTTTATCAAGTCGCAAGAAGTTACCCCAGAACTCAAGCTTTCAAGGGCATTCAGACAAGAAGCTGAAGAGCTTAAGCGTATGTTTGATAATGATTTCATTGATGAGGAAACGTTTAAGGCGTTAGGCAATAAAGCAATGAAGGCTTTTGATATCGGCATGGCTGAAATAAAAATAAATGCTACTGTCGATCCTATCGATGAAGTCAAAGGACAATATGACCCTATTCAAGAATTAGCTAATCAGCATGCAAAGCAACTTGAAATGATCCGCCAATTTGAGACCGAAAAAGGTGCTATCACTCAGCGTGGCTTAGAGTTAATGAATGCCGCTAATACCCAGTACGAGCAAGACCGCATGAATGCTCAATGGGAGATATGGCGCAATCAGAGTCAAGCCAATCAATTCTTAGCCGATGGACTAGACGCATTAGGGCAACGTTCTTCTAACGTGCTCACAGGGCTATTAACTGGTACTCAAAACTTAAATGATGCGTTTAAAAATGTAGCCTCAACAATTGTTGATCAAGCGGTTAGTGCTCTGGTTGAAATGGGTATGCAACAAGTTAAGAATATGGTTACTGAAATTGCTATGCGCAAGGCTTCAAATATTCAAGCTGTAGCGGAGGCAACAACTACTGGTGCGGCTATTACAAATGCTATGGCTCCAGCGGCAGCAACAACCAGTATTGCTACTATGGGTTCTGCTGCTACATGGGGTATGGCGGCAATGGCAACAGCAATACCCGCTATGATTGCGCTAGCAGGTGCTCGTAAAAATGGTGGTCCCGTAAATGCTGGTTCAATGTATCGAGTTGGTGAGGGCGGTAAGCCTGAGATATTCAAAGCATCAAACGGTAATCAATACATGATACCTGGTGACAATGGTCGAGTTATTAGTAATCGGCAAATGGGTAAAGGCGGTAACGGTGTCAGCATGGGGGATATGCACTTCACATTCCAAGTTCAGGCACCTAATGGCATCACACAAAAGGAAGCACAACAGATACAGCAAATGGTAAGAGGTACGGTTTATGACGTGCTAGGAACCGAAATGCGTAGTGGTGGTGCTTTGGAAAAATCAAGAAGTTGGTAATTAAGAGAGGTAGTTATGAGTAATCAAGAAAATATGTTAATGATGGATGGTAATGGAGTAATGAAAGATAGCAACGGGAACGTAATAGCTAAAGCAGTAGTGATTAAATCCGCATTAATATCATCTGCGCCATCGATGGAAGATTTAGTAAAAAGAATTGAAGCATTGGAAAAACAGCTCGCTGATATGCAAAAGGCAACGAGCTGTGAAAAAGAGAAGTTACTAAAATTATATGAATGTAAAACTGGTGTTGACGAGGCTTTTTTTAATTCACAAACAACCGTAAGCGATTAAATATTATCCATAAATAATTCAAAGCATTTTTCTATCTCCTCTGAATATATATTGCTAAGAATTTCAGTGTTTGCCGCTTTATCTCTTTGTTTAGAACTATCAATTAACCTTCTTATTATTTCTTTATCATCCTGATTTAGGTTCTTTTTAGCTAATACAAATAACACGGTTTTATGGAATGCAGTCTCTGCTCGTAAAGCTGTAAGATACTGCAACATTGAATCTTCATATGATCCTTTATTATTTTCTGACATTTTAAAATCCTCACACCGAAGTAAGTCAGCCATTCCTTCGGCAAGTTTCTCTGGACTGAATACATAAAATAACCTAATGGATATTTATTAATATCCTGATATTTGATCAGGCGGCTTTGTGTCGCCTTTTTTATTGGAGTAACCAATGGAAGAGTTTAAGTGGCGACCTGAAACGGCTTATCAGGTAGGTAATGAGCCTAAGGTGAAGGTGGCTAAGTTTGGTAACGGCTACGAACAACGAGCTAAAGACGGGATTAACAACCAATTAAAGACCTATCAGCTTTCATTTATTAAACGGGCTGATATTGGAAAACAGATTGATGGGTTTCTTAAGTCTCGAGGCGCGGTTGAATCATTCTTATGGCTAACCAGTGATGATAATTTTAAACGTAAATTTGTCTGTCGTGGCTGGCAGGTAACACCTAGAGCATCGGCATGGCAGATAGATTGCATATTTGAGGAGGTTGTTGCATGAGGGATATACCTCAAGAAATGCGTATAGATGTTGCAGACCTACAGCAAAATGCAATGTTAGATCTGTATGAGGTCGATTTAAGCCGTTTTGGTGGAGATGTTTACCGATTTCATGATGGCATGAATGGCTTATTAAAACCTATTATCTGGCAAGGATTGCGCTATGAGCCTTATCCAGTTCAGGTTACAGGGTTTAGTGTAACAGCTCAGGGTGCATCAGACAGACCAAAAATGACGTTTGCTAACTTTGACGGAATGTTAACTGCTATTAATAACGATTACGATGATGCGCTAGGTGCTATCGTTACTCGCAGGCAGGTTCTAGAACAATATCTAGATGCTGTCAATTTTCCTAACGGAAACCCACAGGCAGATCCAACTAGAGAAGCCGTGCAAAAATACGTTATCGAACAACGAGAAAGTTCAGACTCAGACTTTGTGACATATATATTAGCGCTTCCAACAGAAACAGATAACGCCCTGATACCTAGAAGAGTTATTCAGGCCGATATTTGTTCTTGGCGATACCGAGGATTTGATTGTGGGTATGACGGCCCTCCTGTTGCAGATGAAAAAGACCAGCTGACAACCGACCCATTAAAAGATAAATGCTCTCATAAATACAGCGGGTGCAAATTAAGACATAAGGGAAAAATGCCCTTTGGTGGGTATTTAGGTTCAAATAAATTAGGTTAATCCATGATTGAAAAAGACATAATCGCTCACGCGAAAGCGGAGGGTGCGAGGGAGTCGTGTGGTTTAATTTCGGGCGACAGATACTTCCCTTGCAGAAATATACATTCAGATCCACAAAACTACTTTGAAATAAATCCAAGTGATTGGATGACGGCGGAGTGTTATTCAGACGTTAAAGCCATTGTTCACAGCCACCCTGACGGAAGTCCTTTCTTAAGTTCTGGTGATATATCCATGCAAAGGAAAACAAACTTACCTTGGTGGTTGGTATGTAATGGTGTAATCCATAAGTTCAGGCCAATAGCGCCACTGTTAGGTAGAGAGTTTAAGCATGGTGAGCAGGATTGCTATTCCATTATACGCGATGCTTATCATCTTTCAGGTATTCAGCTAGATGATTTCATTCGCCCTGATGAATGGTGGTACACAGAGCAAAATCTCTATCTTGATAACACCGTTAAGCAGGGTTTCTATCAAGTTGAGGAAGCTCAAGCAGGCGACATGATATTAATTTGTTTAGGCACTTCAAAGCCTTGTCATGCAGCTTTGTACTTGGGTAATCAAGAGATACTGCATCACAGACCAGACCGACTGAGTAAGCGCGATACTTACGGTGGTTACTGGTTTAAATACACGCACAGTATTTGGAGACATAAACAATGGTCAAACTACAGTTTGCAGGCTATTTACGCAAATTTGGACGCAGATTTGAACTTGAAGTAAGCAATGCTGGTGAAGCTTTGCGCTGTCTTTGTTACCAAATTAATGGGTTGAAAAAAGAGATTAACCAAGGTCAATTTCGTGTTCGTATTGCCGGTAATGATATGACCGATAATAATATTTCCGCTGGATTAAATACGATATTAAATGACGGTGATGTTATTACGATCGTTCCTATTGTTGGTGGTGCAAAGTCAGGTGGTTGGTTAGGCATTATTGGTGGTGCCGCTTTAATTGGTGCATCGCTTTTAATACCAGGCGGATTTTTGGCAACAATGACATCGACCGCATTATTTGCCGCAGGTGTAGGTGTGGCCGCAGCAGGATTGGCAACCATGCTAACTAAAACACCGTCAGCACCAAGTATAGAGGGAAGAAACTCTGAAAGTAACCAGTATTTCAGCTCATTATCAAATAGAGTCGGGCAAGGTTATCCAGTTCCTATTTGTTATGGCGAGATGGTTGTGGGTTCAAATGTAATATCACAAGGCTTGGAGACTGTTTAATGGGTAAAGGTGGCGGTGGAGGCAGCACTCCAAGATTGCTCGATGACAACTTAAAAAATAAACAATTTCTTAATGTCATTGATTTAGTTTCAGAAGGGCCAATAGAAGGCCCCGTCGGTGGTATGTCAGGCTTTTTATTGAATGGCACACCTGTTGTAGATAAAGATGGAAATCCTAATATTCATGGTGTTGAGGTTCAATGGCGAGCAGGAACACCAACACAAGAGCCATTAGAGGACTTTCCCTTTGTAGAAAAAGAAATTCCTGTCAATGTAGAGGTAAAAAAAAGCACACCAATTTTACGCACCATTTCAGATCAAGAAACCGACCGAGTTCGGTTTACTTTGGGTGTTTCTGCTCTTTTTAGTCAAGATGATAAGGGAAACCAGTACAATACTACTGTGGAAATGCTTATTGAAGTTAATGATGGTTCTGGTTGGGTGTATGCAGAAACAGCAAAAATAACTGGTAAAATCAGTGGTCAATATTTAGAGTCATATATCATCGATGCCCCTAAAAAGAAACCTTTTCAAATTAGAGTTTCTCGATTAACTGACGATAGTAAGAGTGATTCACTGAAGAATGGCACAGTATGGGCGAGTTACACAGAAATAACGGATGCTAAATTTTCTTATCCTAACTCTGCTGTTGTCGGGATGAAAATTGATAAATCCCAATACGGTGATACGCCAAATCGCACCTATCATATTAAAGGGATGATTATCCAAGTTCCTGATAATTATGATCCAGAAACGCGAGCTTACACTGGCATTTGGACTGGCCGTTTCAAGCCAGCATGGACTAATAACCCTGCATGGGTTTTTTACGATTTAGTGACTAATGAGCGATACGGCATAGGAGAAATGATTGGGTCATTTGGTGTCGATAAATTCGCACTATATGCCATCGCCCGTTACTGTGATGAATTGATTGATGATGGGTTTGGCAACAAAGAGCCTCGCTTTACTTTCAATGCTTATATTACCTCTCAACGAAAAGCCAAAGAAGTGCTTGATGACTTGGCGTCTGTATTTCGTGGCATGCCTTTATGGGACGGGCAGCAGTTAACGTGCTTTCAAGACAGACCGTCAGATCCCGTATGGACGTACACAAACTCAAACGTTATTAATGGCAAATTTAAATATACATCAACAGCGAAATCAGCTCGTCACAACGCTATTGAGGTGTCATGGATAAACCCGAGCAATGGTTGGGGGGAAGAGAGAGAATTTATTCAAGATGACGATCTTATTCAGCGCTTCGGTGCTGTAAATGTCAAGAAAGTCACTGCTTTTGGTTGCACTAGTCGCGGACAAGCTCACAGAGTGGGTAAGTGGATATTACAGACAGAAAAGCTGGAGAAAGATAGCGTTACATTCTCAACAGGAAAAGAGGGAATTAACTGCATCTCTGGCGACATTATTGAAATTGCAGATGATAGCTTTGCGGGAGTGAAAGTAGGAGGTCGGGTTTTATCAGTCAATGGTAGCACTGTTACTATTGATGCGCCTGTAGATTGGGAATATGACGATAAAGGGACATTCTCGTTCTTAGGAACTTCTGGTAAGTTCGAGAAAATAGATATTCAGTCTATCGATAGTAATGTTGTCACTTTGCGTAATATACCTCATGGATTGAAGCAGTATGGTGTATTTTCTGTTTCCAAGAGCGCATTAACTACTAGACTATTTCGTGTGATTTCTATTTCTGAAGATAGTGATGGAAATTATCTATACAACTGCATTCAACATGAACCACAAAAAGAGCGCATTGTTGATGATGGTGCTGATTTTACTGGAATCCCTCCAACACAGAATATTATTCGAATTCCTAATATAGAACGCCTTTCAGTCGCTTATGTTGATGACAGCTCACAGGTTCAGGCTAGAGCCATGTGGATGACGACAACTATCAACAGAAACATTTCATTTAATGTCACTCTCTATCGAAATAACAAGGTAGTGTCTACTGGCAACACAACTGATTTAGAGTATTACTTTAATGGGCTTGCGGCGGGCGACTATCTTGTAGGAGTAAGAGGTAGAGATACCAATGGAATGCTTGGTAATGAATCAAAAGTGCAGATGGTTATTGGTACACCAAACGCGCCTAACTCAATAACTGTTGAATCTGGTTTTTTTGAAATAAAACTCACTCCTCGTATTACCGCACCACACACTATCAGCACTGAGTTTGAGTTCTGGTTTTCTGGTGAAAATAGAATAGCCAATATAAACGAGATAGAGTCAAAGTCTGAATTTTTAGGCCGTGCCAAATTTTGGACTAAAGGGCAACTAAAGGCGGGGCATGATTATTGGTTTTATGTGCGAAGTGTTAATGAATACGGTAAGTCTCATTTTGTAGAAGTTAAAGGACAAGCTGACGACAATACTGAAGCCATTCTTGACGAGTTGAGTGATAAATTCCTGACCGTAGAAGCAGGCAAACAACTCGACCAAAAGCTCGACTGGAATACTGAGTCTATCGCTGAGCTAGTGAATGCCACTTATCAGCTGTCTACTGATTTATTAGTGAGAGATGGTAATGCTCAGGCAGGAATTTCCCACCTTCAACAACTGCGAGTCTCTGATAACGAGGCATGGGCGCAGGAAATGAAACGTGTCTATTCAGCTGTTGGTGATAATAAGTCAGCCATTGAAGAGGCACAAATTTCAATCACTAAGCTTGATGAAGCCTTTGGTCAGCGTTTTACGGCAATTCGTACTGAGATGGATAAAGCCCAAGCGGATATCATTTCAAACTCTCAAGCTATCTCTAAAACCGACAAAGCATTTGCTGAAAATAAGACACAGGTTCAGGCTAAGTTTGATAAACAAGAGGGCATGATACAGGAGAAAATGCAGGCCACGTTTGAGCAATCAGGTGACGGTGTTGTGACCCACTCGATTAATATCACCATTAAACACAATGGCGTGAGTTATAACGCAGCGGGACAGGTGATTAGTGCTCAGGTTAAGAACGGGAAATTAGAATCCTATATCGGCTATAACGCCAATAATTTTGCGTGGTATAACCCTGTAAATGGCAAGATGGAACTGTTTATGTATGCCAAAAATGGGCAACTCTTTATCCGTGATTTATTTATCGAAGATGGGTCTATCACAAACGCCAAAATAGGAAATGTTATTCAATCAAATAATTATGTAGCAGGAAAATCAGGCTGGATAATTAATAAAAATGGATATGTTGAACTTCAAAATATAAAAGCGAGAGGGGAAATAGAAGCAACTTCTGGGCGATTAAAAAACGTTGTTATTGAAGAGAGTTGCGACATTCTCGGTAAGCTAAAG